TAGCTAATTGTCCTTTAGCTAATTCTTGTGCATGCTTCTCTGCCATTGTAGCTACTTCATGAGCAAGTTTATTTTTTACATCTTTATCTTCTATGAACTTACCTAGTAACTTTGTAGCAGGTCCAATTAAACTTAGTAGTGCCATATTATTTCCTTTCTATTTTTTCCCATGTCGTTATTGACACCGGCTTTTCTGCGTTCTCATCTTCAACAACATCTAAACTATAATGTATATTTAAATGTGGATGTTTATCATGTAACTGTAATAATTTTTCTTTCCAATGTTCTGGATTTTTTATATTAACATGTACATTTCTACCATCCTTAAATGTTTTTAATGCTTTATAACAGGCAATAGTAAGTAAGACAAACTTTCTACTATAAGAAAATATTTCTTCTAGAATCCAGTCAACATCTTTCTCATCTATATGTTCTATTACGTCTGTACATACTACAGCATCATACTTACCTTTAGGTAATTTACTATGCTTGGGATATGCAGGGTCATATAAAGCATGATAATCTAGTTGCCATATTTCTTGTAAAGGTTTAGGTAAAACTTGACCTTGTTTATTAAGTCTCATTGTTTTATATTTTTCTTTATTATATAAAAGAGCTTTACCACAACCATAATCTAATAAACTTTTAGCACCTTCCTCTACCATAATATTTGTTACTGTATTTAAATGTGTTACTAAACATATACCATTAAAATACTTTGGGTCTTTATGTAATTCTTTATATTCAGTTAATAGGTCTACATAATCTTGAGAAGGTTTATCTCTATTGTGCATTTAACATATCCTTATAATCAGGTAATGTTTCTTTCTTTTGTGCACCCTCCCATATTTCAGATACTAAACTATCTTTACCATAAAAATAATAATTAATACCCATAGTCTTATCAGCAAATGTTTTCTCACAATCTTGAGCCATTGCTAATAATTCACCAGTAGTCCAATAAGCTTTATTGTCTACCGATACTTGAAAATACTTTGGTCTTTTAGGTTCATCATCAGCACCAGTAGTTTCTTTTTTCATATCATCAGTAGGGTCTTCTTTTAGTGATGATTCAAAACCAAATAAATGTAAGTTTCTAAAACCCATAGTATGTAACATACCAATAGCTCTCATAGCTGCACAAGTACCACCGGTAATTAATGTAGCACCTACAGGTAAACCTACATCTTCTCTAATCTTTACTTGATTATTTTTAATTGCATGTTTTCTATCATCATCATCTCGTAATGATTCTGTGAATGCATGCCAACCCCATATGTCTGCTTTATTTTCTATAAGATAATTAGTGACAGAAGGGTCAGTCATAGACGCAACTAAAAACTTTGTATCTGCATCAGGATTTTTTAATAAATCTTTTCTCTTAATACCATGTGTACTTTCACCTTCAATAGAACGTGGGTCTAATAGTATACAAGCATTGGGTTTTATACCATTCTTTATAAGACCAGGATATGCGTGCTTAACACATATAGTTAAAGCATTAGGATACTTTTTAATAGTATCTTTTAACTCATCATAATCTATATTAGGTCCACCAGAAATAATAATACCATGTTCATTATGTGTTTTACATTTCTGTATAAATTTATTTTCTGGTATTAATTTCATATTATCTTTTATATTACCACGTATATAATCTTTAGGTACACAATCTCTAGGATTAACTACAATAGGAACTCTTTGTAAATCAGCAGGAATATTAGCTAAACTCTTATCATTTAGAACAATCATAAAATGAGTAAAGCCACCCTCTTTGACTTTATCACCAGAAGGTAATACATGTTTACGTATTTCTTTATTACCTTTTAATTTATCCCATAGTTTATTTACACCACAATAAGCATCATTAGGTGCCATCTTATCATCATCTTCTCTAAAGTAATGGTCAACCATAACTATAGGTGTTTTCTTTACACAATCATAATCATGAGCTACAGTTTTAATACTATTACCACCACCAATAAGTGCCATATCAAACCATTCACTTTGGTCTTTTAATATGTTCCTAGTATTTCCTTTGTTTAATTCAAATGTAAAAGTTTTATTTTTATTTTCTTTCATATGTTCTGCAAATTCTTCTAATCTTTTTTGAACAGCAGACATTTTATTATGTGCCTTTGCATTAAACTCTTCATGGTCTGTTTCAATAGTTGCATCTTCAAACAAATCATAACCATGATATGTAAAGGTATCTGTATAATCAAATGCAGTTAGTGCCATTTCAATAGCTCTACCACCATTCCAAGTACCAGTTTCTATAACTGTTTTTGGTTTATACTCTCTCATTATCTGAGATATTTGTTGATACCTATTAGGTTTAATATCAGCAGTAACATTATCTGATAATGGAAAAGCTCTCTCACCTTTTTCATTTCTTATAGCCACCTTAGAAAAATCTGGTCTACCAGCAAAATGATAGAAGTAATCATTCATAACATTTATCTTCTCAATCTTCATGCCATGTGCTTGATATATATTTAATAGTCTAGATAAGATATAATAATCATGCCACTCTCTGTATGTAGTCATCTCACCTAATATATATGCACCACGTAAATCTGCTAGTATATCTATAGTAGGTTGTTTATCTAAATTAAAAGCCATAAAGAATGGTTCATCAGGATTATAAACAATATCTGCTTTATCATTTAACATAGATAATACATCTTGTTTTGTTAACCTTTTCTTTAAATAAGAATCAGCATCAATCCATATTAACCAACCTGCATCTTTACTTTTCTCTGCTAGTTCAAATGCTTTCTCAGTTAAGGCAAATACTTTATGTGACCACTTTAATGCATCTAACTTTTCATTGTAAGGTATCTTACCTTCTTCTGTACCATCATGTTCTGCATATCTTTTTAAAAAACTTTCATGGTCTTTAACATCATGTAAATTTTTATAAGTATAATCAGGCAAAGAGTATGCATCTATTTTACAATCATGGTAATAACAAGTTAAATTTATATCAGTATCTAAATTTTCTTTAGTAGATTTTAATAAGTGTACTGCTGTATCTTTTAATATAGTTTCATTAAAAGACGTAACGATATTAACTTTTTTCATTATATGCTCCAAAGTTATTCTCTAATGTTTGTAAAGCTTCTTCAGCTTCAGCTAATTGTTTTATTAATACAATAGAATCTTCTACTATCTTTGGATGTTCTCCTATTGCCACCGGTTTTTGAAATGCTAAATCAAGTTGATATAATGCTCTATTAACTTCAGCTTTATAATGACATCTCAATGATTTATATAATGTGTCTGATAGTTCTCTCATGCTATTAAATAATCCTTTTCTTTAGGTATTATACCTTTCATTTGTAACCACCTAGCATCTTCACACCACTTCACAGCATACTTACCTTCAGTAGTTCCTCTAGGTTTCCACTTAGAAAACCAAGGTCCACCTGTTGTAAAGTGTACAATCTTAGCTTTCATATCTTCTGGTGAATGACCATCAAGCCAATTCCACTCTTCAGGTATCTGCCCCACATCTGAGGCCTCATCTGGCAACCATTTAAATGTATGTAACCATCTACCTTTCTCTGTATTAATAGCATCAATACTTAGTTTTTCTAAATAATGATGACCACAATTAAACATCATAAGGCTAGACCAGTTCTTCATATTATAAGGTTCTTGTGCCTGACCATCCATCTTTACACCTTTATCTACATTATACTTATGATGTACTGCCCATACAGGATAATAATTATCTCTACACATATCAAATAGTTCTGTTATATCTCCATAGCAATACATATCTGTATCTAAATATAATGCCATACCTTCATATAAGTTTAGATGTGGTACAAGAAATCTAGTAAAACTAAAATCAGTAGAGAAAGGTTTACCATCTATCTCATCATACTGTTGATTGCCCATCTTGTTAGACTTTCTTTTGAACATACCATTTCTAATCAATGCATCTTTTTTAAGAGGCACAATTCTTACAGGGTTCTTAGCTCTGATTTCTATAGAAAACTTTAATACCTCATAAGCTGCATGTTCTCTAGGGTCATAGCCAATATATACTGTATCCATATCATTTCTAATTTTCATCTTGTCTCCTAGAACTTAAATTCATAATCAATAAATGCAGTACCTGCTTCCATACCCATACCACTTCTAGTTCTTTCATATGCAATCTTTAAGTTATTACCATTAGACATTTTCTTTTTTAAATAACTTCTAAACTTAGAACCATTACGTTCATTATCCATATCATGATAATACCTATAACCTATTGAATCAAACCAAGGGTCTGCTTTTAATTGTAATGTAAATAAACTTATTATTAATACTAAAATTATTTTCATGTTTTTCCTTTTTATTATTTTTTATAATACTACTATTATAACATATTTTTTATATGAATGCAACAAAAAACTTATATATCTACTAACTCACATGAACCTGCAGTACATGCTAATTCTTGTGCTCCTTTTGTTGTATCTTCTTTCTCAAACTTACTAAGCTCAGACCAGTTAATATTCTCCGGCATCTTAGAAGCAAGCTCTTCATATGTAGCTTTATCTATATCTTGATAAGGTGCTTGTTGATATGTATGGTCAGAGAAAGGTAAGAATGATATACCAGATAATGTATCAAAGTTATTCCAACACCAGTTACCTACATTAACCCATTCATGTTCTTTAACTGATATAGTTACTGATGGTTTATGTTCACACCAATGTTGTGCATAACACTTCCATATCTCTAACTGTTCTATAGCTGTCATATCATTTCTAAATACAGCATTAGAATCTGCCTTCATAGGAAAAGAGAACACAGCATTATTTGGTTGCATTACATCATCTTCACAAGGTATACCCTGGTCTTTCATAAACTCTGTTAAAGGGTCTTTCTTATCTCCTCTTACTGTTCTAATATAGTAAGGGTTATGTCTAGCATGAATACCACTAGCACTATCAACTAACTGACTAACTGTACCTGAAGGTTTAACACAGGTAATAGCTGTTGATTGTGGTATACCTAACTTCTCTGACCACTCTTTGTTTACTGACACAGCTTTCTGTTTCATGTCTTGTAGTGTTTCTGGTAACGTACTTCTCATTCTAGATAGTATACTATTATCCATAATACCTGTTAATGATACACCTAATAATCTTTCTTCTTCTGTATTATCTTTCCATCTCTTTCTTAGATAACCAAAGTTAGTAAGTGTAGCTTGTATTGTACCTAGTATAGTAGCTACTTCTATCTTATCTTTTAAAGTTTCTATTGTATCAGCAGGTCTACATACTACCTCAGTTAAGTTACAGAATTGATTAGGTCTAAGTATAATCTCACTACAAGGATTAGTACCAAAAGCATAGTCTGATTTACGTCTACCATTTTCTTTAGCTTTTTCTTGAGCAGATGCTCTATTAAAGATACCACGTTCACCTGATTTACTTTCAAACAATGCTAACCATTCTTTCATAAACATACCTACATCAGGTTTTTCTGTATATGCTACTGAGTTATTAGCTAATGCTCTCTCAGGATTTGTCTCCCACCAAGCACCAGACTTAGCAACTCTTAATCTCTGGTCTGATAAATTAGACAGAGATATAAGAGCTGACCTACGCACACCACCAACAACCACAACTTCACCAGTCTTACACACAATATCGTGACACTCCATAGAAGATAACTTTCTACCTTTAGCTTCTTTAAACTTATTAATAGTAAAATCAATTAGGTTAACTAAAGGTTGAGGCCCACTAGCCCTACCACCAAAAGTATTTAACCTAGCACCTGCAGGTCTTACTTTACTTACATTTACTTTAGGTATTCTATTAGTATAAAGAAAAGATATTAAATCTCTAAATCCTCTGGCCCATCCTTCTTTAGAATCAGCTATAGATATAACATCTTCTGTTTGTTCAAACTCTCTATGAGGTATAGTAGGTAATTTTAAAACTCCTTCTCTTTCAACAGAGAAACCTACACCTGTACCATTCATAAGTATATAAAGTATCTCATCAAAAGAACGTGGACTATCTATAGGAGTATAAGAACAATTATATCCAGAGATGTTTTCTCTTTCTAATGCAGGCCCTGCTGTCATCAATGCTCTCATAGAAGGCATAACTTGTAATCCTATAATACTATCTTCTATTCTTCTCCATACTTCTGGAGGTAAGACAACACCTAGATTTTTATCTAAATGTCCTTGAAAGAAGTTACTAAATCTAGATACTGTTTCTATCCATGTTTCTCTTCTACCTTCTTCTTCTAACCAACGTGCATATCTAGACGCATGTATAAATGTCTGATACTCTGTAGGTAAATAGTTATTTCCTGCCATAATCTTTCTCCAATATTAGTTCACAATAATGTATTACTTTCTCAATGTCATTAGCACCTTCACCTTTTCTTCTGTGTCTTGTAATATACTTTACTACATTACCCTCAAGAAATGTCAGGTTATTTTCTACAATATAATCAACAGGCTGTATCTTACAAGTCTTATAATGGTCTCCACCTACCTGTCTATCTGTAGCTATAATAGCTTCCTTCTTTATATTTGTTTTCTTAAAACCTTGTTGTTTAACTGTCTCTCTTATTGCCTCATCCATTTGTCCCATATCTCTATCCTCTTCTACCTTTCTCATATCAGAATATAATTTATAAAAACTTTCTTTAAACGTCATTTTCTTTTTCATTGTCGCCTCTTAATACACTTCTTATTCTATTTCTTAAAAACTTCTTATTGTCTGCCCTAATAACCTTGTAAGCAAATGACCTAGCTTTACTTGGTGTTACTCCTGCCATACCACAAACTGTTTCAAAGTTCTCGCAAGTTACTCCAACCTCTGCAAAGAACCAGGACTCAGCTCGTGCTTTGTTTACTTTATCATTAGATGTAATAACATTCTTTGATACATCTAATAATGCTTGTAGTATTACAGACAAAAACAATCTCTTCTCTGAGTTGTAAGGTTCAGAATAGAATAAGTTTTCTATCTGTATTATATCAGGTTCATTCTTCATTGTCAATATATTTTACTTTTGTTATTCTTTTTAAACGAGCTTCACTTATTTTTCTTTTAGCTTCTTCTGTATGTTTTTTACCATACATAGGATTGTCTTCTCCTGTGTGAGCTTCACGCATTTTATTTTTAGTTTCTTCTGTATGTTTTTTACCATACCAATAATTGTTTTCTCCTAATTTAGCTTCACGCATTTTATTTTTAGTTTCTTCTGTATGTTTTTTACCATACAGAGGATGTTTTTCTCCTGTTTGAGCTTTACTCATTTTTATTTTAGTTTCTTCTGTATGAGGCATATAACTTTCAATAGGTCTATAAAACTTACCACCAACATATGAATTATAAAATGCAGGATTATCACTACCTTCTATAGTAGCAGTAAGAACATTCCACTTTACTTGATAGTACATCTCATAGTAACGTAAACTTCTTTTGTTTTTATACTCTGCTATTACTTCAAATGTAAAATATTTTTTACCTATCTTTTTAATATCTTCATTTAAATATTTAGAAGAACCTGTATAAGTCTGCCATCTAGATTGCTTCTTAGATTTACCTATGTAATATTGTTTACATCCTACATAGGCTTTATCATTCTTAGTGTTTGTTATAATATAAACAAAACCAAACTTATCCTCGTTAGGCACAAAAGATTTTTCTGTGCCATAACAAGTCCAATGATTATTTATCATGTACTTCCTCTACGTTAGGTGCTTTCTCAACATGTGTGAGATATCTTTTACCAGTTGAATAATTAAAAGCACGAAGTCCTTCACCACTATTAGCATCACTCCAACAAGTATGCTTATGACTACAATAAATACAACCAGTAGCAAGCTTATAATTCCCAGACTTGCCATCAGCAACAGCAGGGTAGCATTTGTCCGGTGCAGTATCAGACTTAACCACTTCTTTAATCTTCTTAACTCTTTCTTTAGCATTTATCATCTCCAATGAATGTACTTTTGTATAACATAGTTCTCCTGTAGATTTATTAATAACTAGAAAGCCGGCTTCATTTACTCCATTACCTTCTGCGTATGCAGATATCTGAGGAATGTATCCGAAAGGGTCGTCAGTTGATAAATTATTATATTTAAATTTATTATATCCTCTACCAGAGGCACTCTTACAATCTACTAATACGTCATCTATAAAACAATCTTGATGTCCTTTAACTCCTTCCACTTCTACTTGCTTCTGTTGTTGAGTTACCTTATGTCCAGAGATAGAGGCAAGCATAATTAATAGTTCTTCTAGGATATAACCATAGAGAAACTTAATCCTGGTACTAGGTGGAAAAGACTCGGTGCGAGGCTGTTTAAAATCATACCACAGTTGCCTATCTGGTCTACCTATAGTTGATAATCTTAACCTAGGTTTATCTTGAGGCATCTGTTTTAAGAAGTCTTTTACATGCACTTTAACCGAGCTAGCAAAATCATCTATACATTTATCTACTTCTTTCTCAGTAAGATGTTCGTTCTTCTTCTCAAACAAACCATATATATCTTCTACTATTGTATCTATTTTTTTCATATATAAAACGTGAGAGACTGCTCAGCCAAACAGTCTCCCACTATCCTTTAGTTAAGAGGCAAAAGGAATTTTTTCATCTGCTTCAGCAGAATAACCATCAGGTACTACATCAAATGCATCATCTGCATCACCCTGATAAGGAACTAAATCGACTACCTGTACTTTCTTCAGGTCAGCTGATACTCCAGCTCTCCCTTTAAACTTCCACTCATATGTAGAGTATAGTACATTTACTTTAGAACCATTACCTACTAACGTACTCATCATAGTTCTCTTCTGAGCATCAAGAACTTCCGGTGCAGTATTTAAGTTACCATCTTTTCTCTTGACGTTTCTTTTAATGTTAACAAAGTCTCCTCTGTCATCACCTTTGTTTTTAATAATTAAACCATCCTTCTCTGCGATAGCTTTGTTATCTGCATCTAAATTAGCTACATCAATACTCCATGTACCATCTGCATCAAAGGTTGTATTTGGGCTTGTAATGCTCGCCCAATAAGCTGTTCCACTAATTACACTCATGTGTACTCCTTTTTGTTAATAAAATTATATTATAGCATATTTTACTATGCATTGTCAACACTTTTTTATGTACTTAATTTTGGAAACTCTTTTAATTCATCAAGTTTATTTTTTAAGTAATCATATTTATTATCACCAGTAGGGTCTTCTACTATTAAATTAAGAATAAAACGAAATGAAGCAAGACATCCACTGTTAAAACCATGATTAAAGTCTGGAGAGTTTTTAAACTTTTTAGTCTCTTGAGGAAATATATCTTCTATTTTTTTTGATATATCAGGAAAAACACCTCTAGCATATGCCACTAGAGTAAAATATTTTTCTCTCTGTTCTATTAAATCTTTTTTTAAAGAGTCTAAATCTTTAGTTTTAATTCCTACCTTTAAACGATTATTTTCTTTTTTTAAATCTTCATTATATTGTTTTTTTAATTCTTCTTCAGTCATTAATATCTCCTATTGAATTTTTAATTATATTTTGAGAAAAAAGATTCTGTATATTCATTAGATACATCTTACTTGCATTATGGTCTCCACCAGATACACTTCTAACTTGATTCTCATTGATAGATGTATTAACAATTCTCTTTAACATCTTAGTTTCAAATACTAGTGTACCATATACTTGGTCTCCCACACATAGATTATGAAACCAGTAGTCTGCTTTGGTTGCGTTAATACCACTAGGTTTACCATAGCTTTCATATTCAATCGCAATGTTACCTGTCTTTAACCACATACCTCTTTCAGATTTTACTTCTATCTTCTTATCTTGTAGCATGTCGGCAACAATCTTTTCTTTTACTTGCCCATACTGTAAATCTAAATCAAACTTCTTTCTATCTTCTGTCTTTGGTTCTAATGTGTTTCTGCCCATGTTACTCCTACCTTGTAATCGTTATCTAAAGGACATCTTAACTTCAATGTCTTCTCAGTTTCTTTCATAGCAATCTTAGTGATACTACAAAATTCATTTACATCTTTGTTAGCCACTTCAAATTGATACTCATCATGAACAGAAGCTACTAATTTTGCATCAAGTTTTTTATTATATACCCTCGTTATAATATGTAACAACCACTGCTTACAAACAATAGCACCTGCTCCTTGCAGAAGAGTATTCAATGCTGAATGTGGACTTCTAACTTTTAAGTATCTTCCATCAATAGCTTTTATCTTACCTCTTCTACTTACACTTTCTACTTGTTCTCTTAATCTTCTTAGTGATGGTAAGTTAGATAGAAATCTTTTTATTAAACTATTTCCCTGCTCCTTTCCAGCTCCTACTATCTTACCTATTTTCTCTGCACCAGCTCCATAAAGAAAGGCATATATAAATGTCTTCGCCTGGTCTCTATTTGCTAGGCCTGCTAGCTCCATGTTCTTTGTATGTATATCTCCATTCAATATCTCATCAGTATAAGTTGTATCATTAAGATAGTGAGCAAGACAACGTAACTCTAAACCACTAGCATCAGTACCTACTAATTTATATTTCATAGGGTCTGATATAGTCCACAACCCTCTGCAGTCCTTACCATATGGTGAGTATACAGCCGGTACTTGTGCCATGTTAGGTGAGTTATGTGCCATGCGACCTGTAATAGTACGTAGTGTCATTACTTTACCATGTACCCTATTATCATTATCGCAGGCATCAATCCAAGACTCTACCATTACTGCTCTTTTCTGTAGTAAAAAATACTTTGAAAATCTTTCTGCAGTAAGTTTTAACTCTGGCTCTTTAATTGTTTTTAAAACAGCTTCATTAATAATAATATTCTTTTTATCTGTAAACTGTTTAGGCTTCCAACCTTTCTTCATTAACCTGTCTGCTATCTGCTGACGAGAGCCAATGTTAAAAGGAATTTCTTTTGTCTTAGTCTTCATCTCTACAATGGTAGGTTCAAACTCTTCCAGTGACCATTGTTCTAAGTCATAGATATCTTCTTTTAGTTTTGCTAATAACTGTTGTGCCTTCATCATATCAAAAGCAAAACCATTCTTCTCTTGTTGGTCTAGTATTAATCTTATATTATGTTCAAGGTCTGAAGACTCCTGAGAAAAACCATTGCTTTCTTTTACTAATTCATTATAGACAGCATGTGTTATTTCTACATCTTGTTTACAGTAATTCAACATATTAAAATCATACTTAGAAAAGTTTACATCTTCTCCACCTTTAAGCATGTTTAGTTTTTCTCCCCATGCTCTAAGGCTATGTCCTTTTTCTCTGATAGGATTAAATAACTGTGACAAAATTAATGTATCTATTATTTTATCTGGTGTTATTCCTGTACCTAACAACCTATTAAGAACCGGTGCATCAAAAGATAAACCATTATGCATGATAAACTTATCTACTTTCTTAGCCCAGCTATTAAAACTATACATAGTATCTGGGTCAAATACAGTAACCAAATTAGTATCTACATTCTTTGCTACAATACAATGTATCTTACTAGGATTAAAACCATCTGTTTCTATATCAAGGATTACTTTCATTCTCTTCCTTTCCACACCAGTTACAAGGCTCTCCTTTACCTACTTCCATCATACTTTTTTCTGTATCACAATAATGCTCCCACATCTCTGGTTCTTTTTCCTTTTTGTTATCTAACCACTCTTTATAACCTTTTATCCAAAGTTGTTTATCTTCTTCTTCTCCTTTGTGACCCCAATATACTAAATGAAAAGCCTCACACTCAGGACAAGATAAGTTTGTAACTATAGCATGGTCTTCGTCTTCTTCACAATCATGGTCTCCTCCCCAAGTTAATTCTGTTCCACAGTTATAACATTTCATAATTGAACTCCTGTTGTTGTTCCTTCTAAATCATTTTCAAAAGGATTGTCTATTTGTGACATTCTACCAGAGTTTTTATCATAATGCAAGTAAGAACATACACCTGTCTCTCCTGTGTATCTATTTTTTAGAATACGAATCGTTGTTGTACAAGCTATGACATCATCTTCTGCCTGTTGATTTCTTTCTAATGCTATCACACTATCGGATAGATGTGCAATGCTAGCACTACCTCTTAGATGTGATAGAGTTACTTCCTTACCATTCTCATGGCCTAAATCTCCTGAAGGTCTACGCAGATGTGATACTAAGAGAAGACCTACACCAGTTTCTTCTACCAGTGAACGCAACTTAGTCATCAATACATCAATAGATTTTCTCTCATCTCCATCATCTTGTCCACTAACTAAGATAGATAAATGGTCTAAGAATATCCACTTACAATCCAAAGACTTTGCCATGTATCTAACTCTAGATAGTATCTCATCATTACCTATAGAACCGAAGTGGTCAAAGGCAAAGAACCTACCAGAACCTATCGTGTCTTCTTGCCATTTATTTAATTGTTCTCTTGAGAATTTATTTCTTATCTCTTTGATGTATAATCTTTCATTGGCCTCAACTGACATAATATTAAATGCAGTATTCTTTGTACTCTCTTCCAGTGCTAATATACCTATGTTATCACCAGAGTTTCTAAGTATGTGATGCATTAACTCACGCATGATAGAAGACTTACCCATGCCTGCACCAGATGTAAAGGTAACTAATTCTCCTGTCCTCATGCCATATGTTTTTTCATTCATGGCACTCCAAGGATAAGGTATAGTCTCACAATCCTTCTCGTCATATAATGATTCTCCTAGTCTGGATAAGTTCATTATACCTGCCGGTGTGTATGCTTCTGCACTCCACCAGTTTTGTATAAAGTCTTTAGCCTTACCCATCTTCTGATATTCATTAGGGTCTTTGTGTTCTAGTCTTACAATCTTACATTTGTTAGGTTCAAATAACTGAGCAACCTTTTGAGATGCTTCAATCCCAGGCTTGTCATTGTCAAAACAAACCACCACATTCTCAAAAGTATTTAAGTATTCTAGGTGTTGCTTACAATTCTGCACTGCACTTTGAACTCCATTCTTTATTGATACTACTGCCCACTTACTTCCTAACATCTCATAAGCAGACATGGCATCTATCTCACCTTCAGTGATAGTAATATATTTACCACCAGATTTAAATAGATTCTGTCCAAACAATAAGGCATCAGTCATATCTCCTTGAGACCATATTCTTTTTCCTTCTACTTGTCGTACCTTAGTAGCAACATGGCTACCTTCAGTGTTATAATATTCATAGTAGTGATGTGAAATAATAGAACCATTCGTTTTTATTTTTGTCCTATACTTTCTGGCAGTCTGTTCAGTTATTCTCCTATCTCCCAGACCTCCATAATCACCGGTACTTGAAACTTTGTTTTGTATATCTACAACTTTCGCTTCCATTTTTGCCTCTCCTACATTGTTAAATCGTTTTTGACAGGAGAAGCAGAAGGCATGACCATCAGCATGTATGTTATATCCATTGCTGGAATTACCACATGGGCACTTCCCTCTACTTATCCATTTACTTTGCATTATAACATACTCGCAGAGTTATTCAACCCTATGAATGTGTATATTACTGTGTATATTATTAATATTTCTAACCACATATTTTTATTCCTTTATTTAAATGTATAATATATCATCATAATAAATATATATAATACCCATAAGGATATTAATAATATAAATATATTTATTATATATTTTAATAAATAATTATTAATTATATTATATATATATTTAATTATTATAATAACTTTTTTCATAATGTCAATCAAAATCTTTTAAAGTTTTATTATATACTAATTCTGCTGAATAAATATCAAGGCCAATACTATTTTTACAATCCTGTTTCGCTAGCATACTTGCCTCTTCATTTGAACAACCTTCTCGTTTATATTCTTTAAATAATTTTCTGTACATTCTCTTCTCATCTTTATCCCAAAGATTCTGCATCTTAATTCTCCTAATAATTATATAACAAAATAAATAAACTTACAAGTAATAATATAGGAAATATATTATTTACCCATAAGTATTTAACTCTCTTTGGATTTTGAAACCAAGAACCTGTAGCCTTTAATCTCCTATCTCTATCACTACTCATCTTTTAAATGGCCGGCATCAGGCATCTCAGCATCTCCTATCCACGCACTTCCTTTATCATTGATAATTCTTTTACCATTATCTTTTACTAATTCTATTTCTCTTCTTAACTTATAGTTCTCGTCTGTTAATCTTTTAATTCTTTTGTTAGCATTTACTAATTGTTCTTGTAAATCCTTAACATTCTTTTCTAATATATTTAATACTACTGGGTCGTACATTGTTACTCCTATCTAGCTAATAAATAAGCTAATAAAATTATAAACATTCCTACTAAAATTCCACCAAGAAAAAAATATAATGTGAACTGTGCACATATCATTGTATTCTCTCTATCACTACACCGGACTCCTCGGCTAAACCTAAATCAACTCCCCAAGATACCATTGCCTCCTTCGCTTCCTTCTCAGTTTTAAAAGTTAATACTTTATTTTCTTCATCAACTAATTGGTCAATAGGAAATTTCTCAGTCCATTCACACCTTCTTAAATTTTTACTTGACATAAATTTATAATGTGCTATTAGAAACATTTTTCTTTCTCCTTTTATTTTTCTTCATAATCTTTCTCCTATATCTTGTGTCAAGTAAATTATTTAACACAACATAAGGTACTCTAATTATTTGTTTTATTTTTATCATAATTTTCTATCCTTATTATACCATAGATATTTATTCTATGCAACTCCTATTCAATAGGTTGTGATAGTAAGTCCATAATCTTCTATCGGTTGAGTTTACATCTCCAGTAACTCTCCACCATTCTTCAGATTGTTTCCAACCTTTGTAATACCTATCTTCAATAACATTTATTCGTTGTTTTATTTCTTTATAATTTAATTTACTCATTCTTTATTTCCTCTAACTCTTCTAAATAAAAAGGTGTTAAATAATTTTCTATCTTAGTTATCTGGTCTTGTATATGTTCTAAATCTTTTTTAGTTACTTCACTAGGTTCATCTAAACAAGATGCTATAGATATGCTAGCTTCTCTTACTGCTTTTAATATTCTTTTACTCATATATTAATCTCCTGAATATTTATATTTAAATAGTCTGCCATTAAGTATCTTAGTTCTGTATAGCAGTCATCACATAATAAAAGATTAGATGCATTGTTCTCCATATCTTCTGGATATGCTTCATTCTTTTTACATCTATGACATTTAATTTTTTTACTCATCTTTATCTCCTGAGATAGCACCTATCTTACCTTTAAATGGTAGTATCTTTGCTTCTGGTTGTACAGCATCTACCAACTTTAAGTCAGGCATAAACTCTATATCTTCTTCAATATCATCTGGACATATATTATTTAATATTAAAATATCTGTAACCTCTTGTAGGTATTCTTCAAATAATAATTGTGCTTCATCAGTATATATCTCCACACCTTTTTTATCTACAGTTATAAAACTATCATAGTCTTTGCCGGCCTTCTTCTGTAACATTCTATCTGCAAGTTCACAACTTAATTCTAAAAATGTAGGCTCGTCTATAAAATATTCTTTAGTCATTCTTTCTCTCCTTTTTTTTACCTTCAAATATAAACTCTTCTAGTTCATGAAATCCTCCTATGTGTAGAAAGATTTGTGGTACAGTTTTATGTCCGGCCTCTTTAAATCTTTTTATCTTTTCTTTAGTATCCAATACCCTCTCTTCGTATACCTCTTCCATATCATCTAGTAATGACTTGGCCTCTGCACAGTATACGCAATTCTTTTGTGTGTATATAATATATTTAATCATCTACTAAGTCCTCCTGTCCTTCTTCCATTTGATACTGTGCATCATCTCCATACTCAGTACCTTCAAAGGTAGCTTTACCATCTTCATCTTTATAAGAACTACCTTCTAGTTGCTCTGCTGACCATGCTATATCTTGCATCTCATGATAGGTTAGTTTCTTATTAGATTCTACTTTGTAGTATCTAGTATCTACTGTCTGCTCACTAAATCTATATGTGTATTTATATTCACTCATCATCTTCTCCATAATTATTTGGGCAACAATCTTCACAATAAATTTTAAAACTTTGTAAGTAACCTACAAAGGCATTCGTTTTTTCTCCACAGTTATCACATTCTCTGTCATAAATTGTGTCATCATAATTGTCTTTAATCATCATCTTCCTCCTCTACTTTGCTTGGGTCAAATGCTTTTGGGTCTGTATGACATACATAATCACTATGCCAAAACTGTTGGTACTTACCTTTGTCTGCTCCATAGTCGTGTATACCACCTTCTTTCTTTAGGTCATAGTGATTAATAGCTTCTTGAAAAGCATCTTGTAATCTTATTATATCTCCTAGATGTATATACTCCCAAGCACCTTCATTGATTGTATCATCTATCTTCTTTAGTTTATTAATTAAGGTTAATGTTACTGCATCTATTGTTGGTTTAGTTGTCTTCATCTTCATTCTCCTTTACAAATTTATTTAAATAATTAGTGTCAAAATCTTCTATACCTTTACTATGATAATGTTTAACTTCTTTTCCTTTATAGGTACTCCAACGACCAGTAGTATAAACATATCC